AAAAAAAATATCGAAAGGTAATGGAAAAGAGTCCTTCAAGAAATTTAGAAGAAGATGCAATAAACGCATTTAGTCATTTTCTCTCAAAACTTTAATTTTATATATAATTAAATGAGGCAATATATATGACAAAAGAAACTCTTATATCACACGAAGAAGAAATTTTTGAGGATTCTTTACTTTTAAAAGAGGCTTCTAAGAGTTGGGCTAAAAAACTTGTTGATTTTGCTAAGGAAAAAATTCGACAAACAGACGCATCAGATAAATTAATTAATTTATCTAAAGAAAAACTTAAAGATATATCAGGATCAATAATAAAAAAAGCCATATCAAAACATGGTAAAAGAAAATCATAAACAATCCAATCAAGGAGATAGTATCTATTATGAGTAACGAAGAATTTAATTATAACGACTTACTAGAAGCAGGAGCAGAGACTCCAACACTAGACACAAAGTCCGAAGAAGATCCTAAACTTTATCAAGATGCAGAGGGTAAACATGCAAAGATTGATACAGATAAAGGAACTGAAGGTAAAATAACCAAAAACCGAGCATCTATCGCTGCAAAATTATCGACTGCTTCTGGTAAAATTGAAACACCACCTGCAAGCGGAACACCCCAAGAACGATTAGAGCAAACCTTAGATGCACTTTTTGATGGTGAAAATCTATCGGAAGAATTTATGGTTAAAACTGCTACTATATTTGAAGCCGCAATTAATGAACGAGTTTCAGAAATAGAATCCATAATTCTTGAAAAGTATGAAAATGTTCTCGAAGAACATATTCAAGAAGTATCATCTGAACTCGCTGAGAAATTGGATGATTATCTTGGTTATGTTGTAGAGCAATGGATGGAAACTAATGAATTGTCGGTTGAAACCGGAATTCGTGCCGATATTGCTGAGAATTTCATTAGTGGTTTAAAAAATCTATTCGATGAAAATTACATTGATGTCCCCGATGAAAAGTATGATATTATTGAAGATGTTGTTACAGAAAACCAAGAACTAAAAAATCAATTAAACGAATTCATTGAAAACAATATTGAATTACGGCAATCATTACTTTCTCATCGTTGTTCTGAAATCTTCTATGAAGAAGCAGAAGGATTAATAGATACAGATGTTGAAAGATATGCATCTTTGGCAGAGGGGGTTGAATTTGAAAACGAGGATCAATATCGAGAAAAGATTCAAATTATTAAAGAAAGTTATTTCAATAATAATTTAACATCATCCGATAATCTTCTTACTGAAGAAGGTTCTGAAGATAGTTTAACCATAAATAATAGCCCAGTAATGGATTCATATATGAAAACCATTCATCGTCACGCAACAGATTCAAATAAAACATTCTAAAAATATAAGAAATTATATATAAAAAAGAAATCATTCAGATTAAATTAACCCTTAAGGAGAAATATAGAAATGGATAATAATACGACACCCTATGATGTTCTATCGGAAAAATGGCAACCCGTTTTAGAACATCCAGATCTTCCTGAAATTGAAGATTCTTATAGAAAGAAAGTAACCGCTGCTCTATTAGAAAACCAAGAAATGGCAATGAGAGAGCAAAATATTCACGAATCAACACCAACTAGTTCAATGGGTGGTGGGTTTAGTGTTAGTGCTGCTGCCTCACAGACAGGCAATTTAGCAGGTTACGATCCAATCTTGATCAGTCTTGTTCGTCGTTCAATGCCAAACTTAATTGCATATGATTTAGTTGGTGTTCAACCAATGAGTGCGCCAACAGGACTCATCTTTGCAATGCGTTCTCGATATGATACTCAAACTGGTGCAGAAGCACTATACCAAGAAGCATTTGCTAAGTTCTCTGGTGAAGGTAATACTTCTACTGGCGCACCGTTTAGTTCTACTGGTGGTGTTGACCCAGTAAATGCTACATCACTTGCTAGCTTCCGTGCATTAATCACAGCAACTGCTGAAGGTATGGGTTCTAGTGATGGTACTGCATTCCGAGATATGGCATTCAGTATCGAACGAGTCGCTGTTGAAGCAAAAACCCGAGCCCTCAAGGCTGAGTATAGTACAGAACTAGCACAGGACTTGAAAGCAGTTCACGGACTTGACGCAGAGACTGAACTTGCAAATATTCTTAGTAGCGAAATTCTTACTGAGATTAACCGTGAGGTAGTTCGAAGCATCTATGTAACTGCTAAGAGTGGATCCCAGCAGGCAGATTTAAGTACTGCTGGTACTTACGACTTAAATGTTGACTCTGACGGTCGTTGGAGTGCAGAACGCTTCCGTGGACTTATGTTCCAACTCGAACGAGAAGCCAATGTAATCGCCAAGCAAACTCGTAGAGGTAAAGGTAACTGGGTACTTTGTTCCAGTGATGTTGCTTCTGCTCTTGCAATGGGTGGATGGCTACAGTTGTCCCCCGCAGTCAACACCAGTCTTGATGTTGACGACACAGGCAACACATTCGTTGGAACATTAAATGGTAAGATGAAAGTTTATATTGACCCATACAGTGCTACGACTAATGATGCACGATCAAGTGATATTAACTTCGCTTGTGTTGGTTATCGTGGTAGTAATCCATATGATGCTGGTATATTCTACTGCCCGTATGTCCCACTACAGATGGTGCGTGCGGTTGGTGAGAATACCTTCCAACCCAAGATCGGGTTTAAGACTCGTTACGGTATGGTTGCTAACCCATTCGCTCACGATGACGGTACAGATGTCATGAGTGGTGGTAACTTAGTTGCTGATAAGAATGTCTACTACAGACTATTCACAATCACCAACCTACATGGTAACACTGCATAATAAACAGTCTAATCTGTTTTGAGAATAAGGGAGTCCCAAAAGGACTCCCTTTTCTTTTATACATAATATAAGGAGAATTTATGGTATATAATCGTGGATATACTGGTGCAAATGCGGGATATACTGGCCCAGGAATTCCAGATGTTACGCGAGTAACTGATCCAAGACAACCAGACACCAATAATTATCTTGCTACTAATTATTTTAAATTAGAAATAACTAGACTTCCATTAGTCACATATCATTGCCAATCTGTAAATTTACCTTCTCTTTCATTAACACCAGCAGAACAACATACCAGCCTAGGAACTACAGTTAAGTGGATTGGTGGGAGATATAATTGGGAAGATCTTACTGTTAATTTTATAGTTGATGAAGACATGAAAAACTGGATTGAAGTGTTTGAATGGATGGAACAAATTGCCATAATGACTGATGTAAAAAACACATTAAATTATAGTATACCAAACAAACCTACCGGCCAACTTCAAGATTATTATTCAAATGCAAGATTGGCAATAACTAATAGTAGTTATAAGCCAAAACTTCAAGTGAATATAGTTGATATGTTTCCAATAACATTAAGTGGTATTCAATTCAATTCAACAAATACGGATAATGAACCTGTTGTTGCTAGTGTCACATTTGCGTATATGTACTATAATATTGATAGATTAACTTCTGCACAATAATTCTTGATTTTGTTTTAAATTATTGTATAATACACAATAGTTCAACAGGAGAATTCGTGATGAATCTTAATGATATTAGGCTTATGGTTAATAATGATATGAAAATGGACGAAACAGAACTTGATATAGAGTCCATGAAAACACCACAACTTCATAACAAATATCTGATATTGTTTACAGATGAAAAGTTGATATTAGGAAAACTTCAATCAGATATGAATGTTTTGAAAAGAAAGAAATGGCTTTATTATACTGGAAAAATGAGTAAAGAAGAATTAGACAATGAAGGATGGGAATCATTTGATTTGAATATTTTGAAAACTGATATTGATAAATTCTTAGAATCCGATAATGATATTATTACAATTAAGAATAAACTCCTTTTACAACAAGAAAAAGTAAACTACTTAGAAAGTGTTATTAAAATCATCAATAACAGACAGTGGAATATTCGTGCTGCTATTGATTGGTTAAAATTTACTAATGCATCATGAGTGATTTAAAAATAGAACCTGTTGATTCTGTTCATATAAAAATTAATTGTGAGCGAGGAATTGCCAAAGAATTAAGCCAATTCTTTACTTTCAAAGTGCCAAACTATCAGTATATTCCGGCGTACAGGAATAAGGTATGGGACGGTCAAATCCGTTTATTTAATATACATAGTCATTTGATATATGTTGGTTTAAAAGACTATGTTAAATCGTTTGCCAGGGAGAGGAACTACCTCTGTGAGGATAATACGCCCTCTACAGAAAAAAACATATCAGAAATAGATGTAATTGGTTATGTTTCAACCAAAATAAAACCAACACTAGACAGCAAGTCAATATCACCATATAAGCATCAAATTAATGCTATAAGACATGCCATTGATT